GGAATAATAGGTTTATTACTAAGATTATTATAATCTCCATTAAATGGAGTAGTCCAAGAAATAGAAGTTCCAGTAGAAGTTAGAACCTGTCCAGAAGATCCAGATACACCTGCTGCTTGGATTGGTTTACCAGCGGGGACATTGAGACCTTCCTTAATCTCAATGGGAGCATTATCCCCATAATTAGCGATCTGGTTCGCAAGTAACTTTGACATACTTCTAGTCCTGAAGACAGTTTTTTTAGCTAAAAGTATTTATTAAAGCGGATGATCGGACTTGAACCGACGACATCTAACTTGGAAGGATAGCGTTCTACCGCTGAACTACATCCGCAAAAAAGGGGGAGGTCAATCCCCAAGGCACATGCACGCCACCTGTTTTAGTTTAGATGCAAAACAGGAAATCATCCACACGGAAGGGGTCAAATTGGATCCACCACTTATTCTTTGACTGGAAATAAGAAACCAGGCGGGAGAGATATCCCATCCGCACCAGGGTAAGTTTAATGTCATTCCAGGACACAGGGGTCAAAAGACCATCCCGACCAGAGCGAGTTTAAGAGTCATCTCGGGACTTGTAATCTTCAAAGGAGATTACATCATCGCTTGCAGATCCAGGAACTGTTCCTGCTGCACCAAATTCAATGTTATCCATAAGATCTAAATCTTTTCCAATCTTCAAACTACTCAGATAAGGAGATGACAATTGAAAAGAATAGTCAGGATCATTCAATCGGTCATAAAACTCTTCAGTATTATCACTGAAGCGAATGGTGTTATTGATTTTTGTCCTCAGGTCACGAACTGAATTGAGTGTATCAAACAGTTCGGAAAGGTATTCATCTTCGCCTTCTGCAAGAGCGTTGATCAATGCCTGACGGATAGCTTCTTCTGCTTTCTCTAGTTGTGATGTAACGCTCATAGTAACCTCAGTTGTATTTACGGTAGGCACCGACCTCAGGATCGGGGTCTAACCACTTGGTGTATTCAAAGTCCTCAATGGCATAGTCTAGTTGAATAGAATTGTCAAGGAGGTACATATCAGAGTAACGCTTAGTCCAGTCGTTGTACTTCTGGATACGATAGTCTGGCATACCGTTGATCTCTAGTTTACCACACTCAACGTAGCGGTAAGGATAGCGTTCAAGGATGACTTGTGGTTTCATGATGCTTCTGAGTGGTCACTGTACAAATTATACCACTCATCATCAGTCATCTGGGAGTATGCTTGGTCCAGTTGTTCAGCTGGCATAGCAACGACTGCTGTACCATCTTGTTTACGAACCAAAAACTCCTCTTTATTGGTTTCAATGCGTTCCATATACGCATCAAAGTTTTTTTCAAAATCCTCTAATGATACTTCAATCATACCTGACAGCAGATTTTCTCCCGTTGCATGTGTTTAATAGATTCTTGACATCCACCTAGGTGTAGGTCGTCAAGAGTAAGTTGTGGGAACGTTGCCCCGTCTCCAAATTTAGCATAGAACTCTTCTCGTGTAAAGTCACGATCAAGTTCATATGATACGTGTTGTAGTTCTTCTAACTCCATAACCTTTTTAATCTTTACACAGTAAGGACATCCAGGTTTTGAATAAATTGTGATCATGCTTTTAGTTGCTTAAAGTCTTCTTCAAAGATTGCCAGACCAGCGTCTGTCAAGACATGATTATACATCTTGTCAAATACTTTAGTAGGTAGCGTAGCTACGCTAGCACCATAAAGGAAACATCTTGAAACGTGGTGTACATCACGAAGAGATGCTGCAAGGATTTGAGTCTTGCAATGCTGAACTCCGTACAACCCAGAGATTGCACGAATTAATTCTACACCACTGATAGAGTTATCGTTGCATCGTCCAACAAAAGGAGAGATGTATGTTGCACCTGCTAGTGCTGCCATCGCTGCTTGTGCAGCAGAGAAGCATAGAGTTACATTAGTCTTAATTCCTTGCTCAGATAGATCTTTACAAGCAATCAGACCCTCTCTGGTAAGAGGAAGTTTGATTGTAATTTCCTCACCAATAGCAATGTACTGCTGAGCATTCTCAATCATTTCACTAGCAGTATTTCCATTGACTTCTGCTGAAATGCTCACAAAATCAAAGTCTCTGGAGAGACGAGTAATGAATTCATGATATGAAACACCAGACTTACGAACTAGTGTTGGATTGGTAGTAATACCAGCGATTAGACCAGTCTCATAACGGTCTTTAATCTCTCTATAATCAGCGGTGTCTAAGAAAATTTGCATGACGAATTATCAGGTTAAGTATATAGTAACCATCGGGGTGATAGGATTTGAACCTACGACCTCCCGCTCCCAAAGCGGGCGCTCTACCAAACTAAGCTACACCCCGACTAGATCCTCTTTCCAGAGGAATTGTTCTTCCAGATTATAATGCAATTTGTAGTTGGTTGTCAACACATAATATCCAGTGATACTGACATTATCACATTCAAACCCATAACCCTTGACTTTTTCACATGCTCCATCAATTACAAAGCATTTGTCAGTATGTAGATAGCTGTGAAAGCGTTCGTCTAGGTTAATCATTAGCGTTCCTCAAAAGTGATGCGTCGGACTTTACGTTTGCGTCTGTCCTCCTGATATTTTAGGTCACTTTCTGACAGAATTCCGTTATATTTAATATTCTTTTCATGATTGACTAACACAACTTGACTTAAATCAATTGCACCAACTGTATCATCAACTACTCTCATTTGATTAGGGCAACCACAGAACTGAACTTTGCTAGTGCTTGTCAATTCTTTGCGACAAACCTTGCATCTTGCTGTTAACATTTTCTAGCATTTAACCTCTTAAAGAGAATGGGTGAAGAGGGGATTGAACCCCCGACCGCCTCCGTGTAAAGGAGATGCTCTACCGCTGAGCTATTCACCCTAAGTGTCGCTGAGAGGACTTGAACCTCCACGTCATAAAGACACTGGAACCTAAACCCAGCGCGTCTACCAATTCCGCCACAACGACAAGGCGACTCAGGTAGGATTTGAACCTACGACCGACTGCTTAGAAGGCAGTTGCTCTATCCAGCTGAGCTACTGAGTCAATGGTTTTTAATTTTGCCAGTAATAATGATAGAAATTACCTCTGGCATCACACATCGGATCTTGCGATGCTACCCGATATTTTAGCATACTTTGTCCCTTAAAATCTGTCCTATCTCCAATGGTGCTATATGCAGAGAGCAACTTGGATCTGTCTTGTAGTCTTTGCACTAAGGCATGGTCTACATAAGGTCTGTTACGCCACATTCCCTCGTATTGTCCAGGTGAATATACTACACCAGATACATTACCAGGAAACTTAGAAGACCTGACTCTATTTAGTACAGACACTGCGACACAATATTCATCCATAGTATTAGGTGCTGCTTCAACTTTGACCACCTTAGCAAGGTGAACATAGTCAGCAGGTGTCAGTGTCAATAGCAGTTGCAGAAGGGAGATCAAAGTAGTCTTTCCTGTAGTAACGTCCGAGGATGTTTGAATTATAGTAGGCAGGGGTGCCGTCTGTCAAGGCTTTTGTCAGAACGTCGTGAAGAAAAAGTTGTCTTGTTTCTTCATAGTTGACCCTTCCAGGTGTCCTGTGCAGTGAGAGTATTTCTCTGGAGAAGCACTCTTTCCCAAAGACTTTAATGTCATCTTTGAGTTCTGGACATGACCCATAATACCGCTTCCAGTCACTCTCTGAAGTGACTCGTCGCTTTCCACCTTTTGGTTTTCTCTTTTGCCAAAAATACTTTCGCCCAATGTACTGTCGTTCGTTGGACTGATTGGTAATTTTATAAACAAAACCCCAGTTGTCCCCAATAAGGCTCCCATCAAACACGGTGCCCATATATCTCCAAGGGTTTGGGTAAATCTCTTCCACACTTTCATAATGTCATCTCCAATATTTATGGAACGTCAAAAAGCACTTCATTGATGTATGTGTCTGCCCACTTCACACCAAAATATTTCTCTAGAATTTTTCTAGTCTTGTCATTTCTCTTCTGGTTTTCACAGTAATTAATCTGTGCATTGTATCTCTGCTCTGCTCTATCGTAATCAATGTTTGCTTTCCAGACTGCACCAACGAATGAGTCCAGATATTCATTGACAACATGGCAGAATGTCTCTAGTTCTTCTTCGGTTTCTAGTCTAGCAAACTTACAATAGGGAGAGAAGATGTCACCCCATATAGGCATGTCTCTATTGTGCTTGAAACTGTAGTATCTGCTGATATCAGCGATGTCATCATAAACTTGATGACCGATACCATCAACTGGAGAGATGTCTGTGATGGCAGCACTAACAATTTTTTTATTAGCTACGATATCTGCACCAAAAATAGGCAAATCAAACTCAGGGTCTGGATACCATATACAGTGCAGGATATCTAGTGGTCCTAGACTAGCAATTTCCATATGCACCTTGCGTAATCCAGTGCATGTGTACATATCATTTTCAATTGTTAAATTTCCATCTTCAGTTTCCTTAAACACTTTACGAAATTCATCATCAACATCAAGTTTCTCTACGTTTGGTAGAGACTTCTGATGCTTACGAATAATTTTCGCAAGATCATCAATTATTAATCCCATGGATCTGGTATTTGAACTTCATTGCTTGGAGAAACCATGCGTCTGTCAGACACTTTGGTCCGTGCATGATTATCTGTGCTTGTTTGTCTGTTACTTTTGGATCTTGTAGAGCTCTTACCTTCCAACCAGGCAAAGAATCTTTCGTCATAACTGGAAACCAGCGAACGTATCCTTTTTAACATCTTGTTTAATGCTCCCGATAAGGTAAGATTCTACTTCTGTCTCCTGTGGTGCCACTTGCATACCCTTAGAGGATAACCAGTGTGCTGTCCATGGAAGAGGATTGTTGCTGATAGGAGTCTCAAAGATTGCCTTCAGTCCAATAGATTTTAAACGACGATTAGCAGTCCATTCAACATATTTTTGCAGAAGTTTATCATTAAGTCCGATAATAGAACCATCTTTGAACAGGTATTCTGCCCAAGATTTTTCTTCTTCTACGCAATCACGGAACATTTGATAAACATTCTCCTCTTCCTGCTTGGCAATCTCTACCATTTCAGGATCATCACCATCACGCCACTTGTTAAGAATATTCTGGGTGATAGTCATGTGTTGTGATTCATCTCTCGCAATCAATCCGATGATCTTAGCAGATCCCTCCAGTAATTTAAGTTCACCAAAGGCGAAAGAGCAAGCAAACGAGACGTAGAATCTAATTCCTTCAAGGATGTAGACGTTCGCAACCGCTCTGTATAGTTTTCTCTTAATGTCATGTAGTTCCCATTGTGCTGTTGGAGAATCGTGCCAATCATTCTTCCACATATTGCCAGTTCCGTAAACCTGTGCTGCTTGAATGAAATCATCATATGCTGCCGTAACAGATTTTGCTCGTGAGAGGATCTTCTCGTCCTCTAGGATCTTGTCAAAAACCTCAGAGGGGTCAGCATATACATTCTTGATAATGTGGGTGTAGGAGCGACTGTGGATCATCTCCATGGTCTGCCAAATATTCATGGCAGCTTCAAGTTCAGGTAGTGAACAGTAAGGCATAAAAGCCATCCCAGGACCACGCCCTTGTACAGAATCCAGGAGGATCTGGTACTTAAGATTGCTGGTGAAGATGTGCTTTTGTGCTTCATTAAGTGTCTGATAGTCGGCACGATCTTTCTGCAATGAAACTTCTTCAGGACGCCAAAAATATCCAAGTTGTGTCTGTGTCAGTCTATCAAACACAGGATACTTAAACTTATCATACCTTTGAACACCCAAAGGAGATCCAAAGAACATCTTTTGTTTTGTACTATCAACGATGTCTGTATTAAACACCGTCATTCCTTCTACTTTGCTACGCATGGGTTCATTCGTCCTAAATTTTGCAGCTGTCACAATCGTCCTCCTCAGTTTCCAAAATTTCGTGTAATAAGTCTTCTATTGACGCTTTCTTCTCCTCTGTTAGTTGTGGTTCATCACTCTTAATGTCATATGTATTCTGATAATAAGAAGTCTTCCATCCATACTTGTAAGTTTTTAGGAAGTCACCTGCCATAACAGAAACGGGCACCTCATTATTGTCATAGTTCTCTGGGTTGTAACTCCAGTTGCCTGAAATTGCCTGGTCAAAGAACTTCTGCATAGCAGCGACGACTTTGATGTAACCATCATTGTCTTTCATGTCCCAGAGAAGAGTGTAGTTATTCTTGAAAGTACCGTACTGAGGAACGATTTGTTTGAGTGGTCCCTTCTTAGACTTTTTAGTGGACAAGAAGGCACGGGGTGGTTCAATTCCATTGGTTGCATTTGACACAACGGAACTGCTCTCTGATGGCATCTGTGCGGACAATGTACTGTGTCGCAGTCCGTGTTGGGCGATAGAAGAGCGTAGACTATCCCAATCATAATTCAGTTCACTACCACAGAACTCATCAATGTCACGCTTGTACGTGTCAATAGGGAGGATACCGTCTGCATACTTGGTGCGAGAGAAGTATTCACATGCACCTTTTTCTTTTGCGATTGCGTTACTGGACTTGAGTAGATAGAACTGGAAAGCTTCAGACAAGTCGTGGACTGCTTTCCATGCTTCTGGATCGTCATATTTGTATCCGTGTTTTGCTAGGTAGTGAGCGAGTCCGATATAACCTACACCAAGGGAGCGACGTGCCAAGGTACTGATACGTGCTGCATTGACAGGATATTCTTGATAATCAATTAATTCTTCAAGACCACGAACTGCTAAGTCACATAAATTATCTAGCTCATCAAAGTCTTTAATCTTTCCTACATTGATAGCAGAAAGGATACACAATGCAATCTCTCCGCCACCATCAATGTGCTCAAGTGGAGTGGTAGGAAGCGTAATCTCTTGACAGAGATTAGACATATTTACTTTGTCTTTGAATGATGAATGTTCGTTACAATGGTCAATATTCATGATATAAACACGACCAGTCTCTGCTCTCTCCTTCAGGAGATTGAGAAGAAGTTCTTGACCGCCAATAGTCTTCTTTGGAATGCTTCCATCAGATTCATAACCTTTATAGAGATCATCAAAAGCAGGAGTCCCAAAAGCATCGTACAAACCTGGGACATCGTGAGGACTGAATAGTGTGATGTCCTCATTGTTGATGAATCTTTCGTAGAAGATCTTACTGATTTGGATGCTGTAGTCAAGTTTTCTGACACGATTATCTTCCGTTCCTTTGTTGTTCTTTAATACAATAATATCTTCTATTTCTTGGTGCCAGATAGGAAAGTGAACTGTAGCAGAACCACCTCTGATGCCGTTTTGTGTGCAGCATCGGACAGTTGCTTCAAACTTTTTAAGGAAGGGGACAACGCCTGTGTGTTGTACCTCTCCGCCTCTGATTTTAGCGTTGATCCCACGGATTCTGCCAGCGTTAATGCCGATACCAGCCCTCTGTGCGACATACCTGCCAATAGCCATATCGCTGCTAAAGATACTATTGAGGGTGTCATCAGCATCAACGAGAACACAAGATGCAAATTGACGCAAGGGTGTTCTGACACCCGCCATGATTGGTGTTGGGATGTTGATCCTGTGTTTGCTGATTGCGTTGTAGTATCGTCGGACATAATCCAACCTCGTCTCCTTAGGATAATTCTGGAAGAGAGTCACAGCAATCATCATGTACATGTATTGAGGAGTCTCATACACTTCATTAGAACTGCGATCCTGAACCAAATACTTGTCCACTACCTGACGCAAACCAGCGTAGGTAAATAACATATCTCGTTCATGGTCAATCCAAGAATTGATCTTGGTCCACTCTTCGTATGTATACTTATCTACAATTTCACTATCATATACTTGCTTGTCAACACAACTGTAACAATGATCAAGTACAGAAGGAAGACCCTGGACCCACTCAGATCCAAACACTTGCTTGTATACTCCATACAGCAAAAGACGGGCAGCAACGAACTGATAGTTAGGAGTCTCTAGACTGATCAGGTCACTAGCAGAACGCACTAGGATCTCTTGAATATCCTTCGTCTCAATACCATCAAAGAATTGAAGACCAGAGTTCATCTCTACCTGAGAGGCGCTTACACCGCCGCCCAACCCTTCGCAAGCTTCTTCTACTACCTTATGAATCTTATCCAGGTTAAGGGCGGTCTCAGACCCGTCTCGCTTGCGAACTTTAATTCCATGCCCGTTTGTCATACTTTTTTCCAATCGTTAAATTTTAGGGTTGCTTGTAATCCCTGGTAGATGTTTGATTCTACCAGAGTTTGCACATCATGTCCAGCAAGATGCATGTCATTGATGTCTTTTTGTTGTATATGTTTTGGCCAGATTACGATTTTATCTCCTCTGTCAATGACTTTGGAGATTCTGGCGACGATTTCTCGGTTACGTGGTTCGTTATCAAAAATCCAAATATGATCGCTCCAATTAAACGACCGAATATCAGCATCGGACCCAGCCATAGCAACCGAGTTCTTGATGAACGTTGAGTCAAAAGGTCCCTCTACAATGTAAATTGATTCGTCTGTGTTAATTCTATCCTGCCCAAAGATCTTAGGTTGTTCTTCCTCCAGCATGATCGTGATGTATCTTATTTTTGCCTTGGGGGCGAGCGATCTGCCTTGGTATCCGAACAGGTTACCGTCTTTATCTTTGAATGGGATGATAATGCGTGGTGAATCTTGTCTTAGGGTATCAAATGTCTTCTTCTGTTTGTTTGTCCACTCTTTAAATTTGGGACAATAATAAAAGTAATCAAGGTCTTTGATACCACGTTGCTCAAGATAGACCCGCGCTGGGTGAGAATTATTTAGCTCAGAAATCTTCTCAAGATCAACCTTCTTTGTGACAAATTTTGGTTCAGTAAAATTGAATTTAGGACTTGCTGTAGCAGTTCCCTTGCCAGTCCTACCTTCTTTGAATTTCTCCATGATATATTGATCATAGAGATGTGTGTCTTGATCTCTTAAAAAATTAGCAAGTGATCTACCTACTCCACAATTATGACATTTGTAGGTAAAATTGTTCTTGATCTTAAACAAATATCCCCTCGCCTTATTGCGTCTCTTTTGAGAGTCACCACAATAAGGACACCTGAAATTGTACAGGTCTGCCTTCTTGCGACTGAAAAGAGTCAGGCGAGGGGATATTAAATTGATATACTTAACGTCAAGATAGCTCAATAGAAGGCATTTCTACTTCTGGTATGTTAGCAGTAGATGACTCGGGTGTCAAGTTTCTCAGAAGTGCCTGTCCTGGTGCGGATACTAAAAAGGATATGACCGTTAGGGCACCAGCTATAGTCCACATCTTCTTCTCCATGAGACGCAAACGATCATCAACCAACCTGATGTCTCTCTCGCACCCTCTCTTAATAACCTCGGTTTCCCTTGTAAGGTCAGCAGAAATTCTATCTAATTTTTCAAATAAAACTCTATCAACTTGGTCTTGTTTATCTAGTTTTTCATTATGTACAGCGAGGAGTTGACCCATCTTCACAGAATTTTCCTGAAGAGTATCAACTACCTTTTCTAGTCTTTCCAAGATAGCTGTATTAATGTCGGACATTTTACTTAGACATTCCTTACTGCGAAATCCAATGCAGATTGATATGTAGAAGCGTCTTTGTTCAGCATGTATTGGAATTGCTGCTTGTGGGTGTCATCCAACTGCGCGTAGCAAGCAGCAATACGCTTGGCAGAGTAGTTATCTAAATTCTGTACGCTGCCATCAGAGAATTGTACCTTAGCAAAGGAACCTTCTCCCTGTGGGCTGAGTTCTGATGTTGCAACATCCAATGCAACTTGGATTACATCTTGGTTTTCAGTCATGATTTCAGTAGTCACTTCAGTTTCCTCTCTTTTGAGTTTCTTAGTTTGAGATGCAGCCTTCTTTTTAAAGTCAGATAGACGTGCCTTCATGAGCGTATCCATTTCTTTGGTTTTACGCATCATTTTTTCCTTCGCTTCCCCGCGCTTCTTCTGCAGATCTTTCTGGCGACCCAGTTTTTTGCCTTGCTGAATTTGCTTTTGAGCTCTTTCAGTGTCTGTAGATAGAGCTTCCTCAATATTGTGTTCGTTTTGTTCCTTCATTTTTCTACGTTGAATACGGGAGAAGAGATCTTTAGCGCCTTTAGAGCGACCATCCACCCTTTCATTATTTTTCTTATACTTACGATGCTGTCTAGGATTTACCATAACAAAAGCGGGTGGCAACTGGAGACCAGATCCATCGCCTGCTGAGTTAATCATTTCATTTAGATTAGGTTCAGTTCTTTCAGACATTCCTCGTCAACATCCTCGGTTAATTGGGGTGGTAATCTATTTAGAAACATCATAAACGCCTTAATTACAGACCAATATGTTGCTTCTGTTTTATAAAAAAGCAGCGGGGTTGCTGCGTCATCAAATACATTATACAATACAATCACATGATTTAGAATCAAATGAGTTTTGAGTTCACCCGTCGTCTCATTACGTTTCAACAGTCTTTTAATGTACTTAAATCTCTTTAAGTCTTCTTCAAAGTCTGAATAAGTAACGGACGACGGGTTGTTATAATTTTGAATAGCAAAAAATAACCAATTATCTGGTGTCAATTCATTAATGTTCATTCATTAGCTTCCGAATGTTAGAGTCGCTGCACCATTAGAGATGACTTCTTCAGTACCACCAGCAGAGGTGATCTTGACTCTATACTTATAACCATCTAGGGTAGCACCGCCAAGTCCACTGTATGCAAGAGTTGCAGTAGTGAAGTCAGCATATGTGATACCTGTGTCAGTATCAGCAGCGATGTTGACCCAACGCTTACCAGTTGCAGTCTGACGTTGCCAGACATATGCAAGTGCTCCAGGTGTTCCTGTAGTAGCGGTAGTAAGGGTGAATGTACCAGCGCCAGAGGAGGAAGTGCTGTTTGCAGGTTGTGCCGAAATGGTTACTGCAGATGCAACATCAGCAACCTTAGTATCATCAGTGAAGTCACCAGATGTACCAGCAGCAATGTATGCATATGCTAGATGCTCTGCCTTGTGACGAGTAGCACCAGAATGATCAGTGTATGTCTTATAGTTCCACCAACCAGGACCTTTCAAACCACGAGATTTGTTCTCTGCAAGTCCAACTTCAGTTGCGTCAACGAATAGAATTTCGCCAACACTACTGTCGCCACCTCTGATAACATATTGTGCTACTTCTTTAGGTGGAGTTCTGCGGACAGCTCCTGCTAGTGCAGCATTAGTGCTACCAGCATATGTGGTGTGTAATTCAATTGAAGTTGTGCTTGTGACACTCCTTACAATATAATTTACACCACCGAGAACTAGTACATCTCCTTGTTCTACGGTATCAGCGGCATTCTTCGTAACAGTGGCGTCACCATTAGTGACCGCGACGTTATTCGCAAATGTCGCTGCATCAATCGTTCCGAATACAGCCATTGGTCTCCTCGTATATGAGTATTTCTAAAGTTTATTTATAAAAAAGGGGGACCGCAGTCCCCAAGGTATCACTCTTCTCTTGCTTTGATTGATTGTTCAACAACCGCAAGGAGTTTGTCGTCCATGTCTGTTTTAGTTAGAGTAACTGCCTTCTTCAGAATGACTAGGCAGATCTCAATCATTTTTTCTCCAAGTTCCTCGTTGTCAGGAACTTTAGAAACAGCGTCTTTAATAATTTTAGATGCTAGTGGTAATAGAAATGCGAGCATGATTTGATCCTCAAATGAGCTCTACTATTTATTTCTCCCACTCATCCAAGATATCTGTCAACTTAGACATGAACTGTTTAAAAGTCAGTAGAGTTCCAGAACGATAGTCGCGACGTGCTTTCTGGACGCCACCCTCAAATGATTCTTTCTTAACTTTCTTTTCTGGAAGACCTTTATGCTTTGTCTTAGCAAAATCTTTTACGTCGGACTTGGACATGGAGGCTGCAGCTTTGGAAACCTCAGGCGAGGTCTTTTCCATTTCCCCTTTCTGAGTCGCTCTAACCATCCCGAAGAATCTTTGTTGGGATTTGGACTTTGCTCTTTCTGTGATGGGGTCAAATCCTCGTCCTTTGACAACATCGGACCAGGGTGCGTATAAAGGACCTTCATAATTTTTCGCTTCATTAGTTGCGTTTGTGGTCATACCTTTCTGACCATCAGGAATATTAGGCATCACTTCAACATTACCAGATTTTTTGTTCTTTAGTTTAGATTTTACCTTCTTTTCCTTCTTTTCGCAACCACACTCTTCGCGGAATTGCTTAAAGGGTTTCATTTCTTTTTCTTCATTGCAAGGATCTTACCAACCTTCTTGCGACGTGCAATTAGGTACTTGTCAGACTCATCATGATCACCATCATTGTCAATGTCCTTATCTTCCTTACCAACTGGATCTAGTTTTTTCTTCTCAGATAGTTCTTCACCTTCGTGAGTTACTTCGTCACCTGCCTTGACACAGTTATCAACTG